ATGTTGTTGTTCATAACTTGGAACCAAACTAAAAACCACATCACCACTTCCCCTGATATCTGCCTAAGTAATAAAAACCTGTCACTACGCCAGCGGCAGCGATGATAAATATGACTGAGCCAACGACAAAGTTGATCGCGTTGTCTATCGCCTCTTGCTTTTTGTAAGCCTCTTCTTTGCGGATGCGGCGCATCTCGCCCTCGATAGCGAGGACTTCCTCCCAAGCGGAGGGACCGTAAGTCCATGATATATGGTCTTTTATTTCCTTTCTCATGGATTCCATCTTCTTTTTCTGAGCGAATATTTCGATAGCACTGGCGCTATTATCAGACATCATTTTGTAAAACGGAGGGTTCTTTGTTTTGTCTTCAGCATACTGAAAATCAGAAAACGCGGCACCCCACTTTGCAAGAGTACCGCTCATTTCCTGTATATCCTTACCCGCGCTAATACCCTGCTTCAGAATATTAAATGCGCTAGTGGCTAAACCGACCGCTGTAATGGGATCGATCATAACTCACTTACCCACCAGTAAGCTGATTAAAAATACCAAAGCTACCTATAGGTGAAGATGTATTCGAACCTAAATGGTTGCCGGCCCTCATGTCTTCCAACATCTTGTTCATAAAGTCGCTTTTAGTTTGTTGGTCCGGTACTTGTCCTAGCCGACCTATCGGCTCTATCTGTCCTGGCATCTGTACTGGTCCACCACCGAAACCTCTCATGCCACCACCCATGTCGAAATCAGGGAAGGTTGAGGAGGTGAGGTTTTCTACTTGTTGTACATAAGGCTGAACGACATCCTGTGAATAGTCTTGATTAATAGCAGAAATCAAAGGAGACAAGAATTGACCGATCCCTTGTTGATTGAAATTGTTGCTATTCATAGAGCCTATCTGCCCTTGTCCAAAGCCACCTAAGACATTTTCTAAACCTGGTAACCTCATGATCCTGATCTCCTCTGGCTAGCCTCACGTTGAACATCAATTCTCAAACGGTTTGTGTCATCCCGCCTCTCTGCGATGTCTTCTTGACTCTCGATACGAGCGGAATCAGAAACAGCTTGTTGCTGTAACCGTTGATCCGACATATCAATCTCTGCCGCGTCGTTTAGAGCCTTACGCTGAAGGTCCTGTTGTTTAATAGAAAGCTCCTGCATGCGGATCTGAACTAGAGGGTCGGACATTGGGTCTTGACCCTGTGGCGTTAGACGTTCCATCAGACCTTTCATTAGCTCCATTTCCTGCATCGCGACAAGTTTTTCTATCTCATCGGGGTTCTGCATCTGCTGTTGAACCTCTTGTATCTGTTGTTGTGCAGCAGCAGCATCAATTGCCCCCGACTGAGACATCAACTGTACTTGAGAAATTAAGCCCTGTATTTCGGCAGCAACTGCTTCACGAGCTTTCTTTGACACGTGCTCTAAAATATGTCCCGTAAGAATACCCATGACATGCGGAGAAGTCATAATGATAGGCAACTTCATATACATTAAGTGTATTTCAATGTGTGCGTCGTGATCTTGACCATCAAAAGCCTGCAATAACTCACCTGTTAAAGCCCTAGCGTTTTCAATCATAGGATCTATAGGCTGCGGTTGCGGAGGTGGAGGCAGAATCTCATCTATGTTCTGTACTTCCAACGCCTGATACATACGACGAAACGCAGCATGTAAATTATGAACCTGTGGATTAGACTGAGCTAACTGCAACTGAGTTTGAGCCAAGGTGACGCGTTGAGCCATCGAGAAGATATTCGGGTCACTGACTGGCACAACGTCAATGCGATCGTCAAAGTCTTGCGACATGATCATACGATCACCGCCCTGAACATCATAAGGATACTCTTGCGGAAGATTGTCACGGAAAATTCGAGCTAAAATACGAAACTCGTTCTTCTGAGCGTAGTGCAACCGCTTGTGGATCGCAGACATGACTTTAGTGCCACGCTCTAGGAGCGCCACAGTGGTGCCTACAGGGGCTTGTCCGTTAGAGTCACCAGTCTGCTGGTCAGCAAGTGAAACAAAGCGTCTACCGCCGTCTACAAGGCCTCCTAGAAGCGAAGAGAGCGTCGCAGAGGGCTCCTTGTAAGGCAGCGGTATAATCGCGTCCCTAATGTTGCCCCCCGGAGCATCAATGTCCCGCCACTCACCCGGCTGTAAAGGCTCATCATCGTTACGAACCCTTACGCCTCTGGCTTTGAACCCTGCCGGGAGGTTAGCAAGAGTTCCAGCATCGACTAACTGTCGAAGGATACTCGTTGCTGCACGGCCCAAGCCACCAATCATATGAATTAACCCAAACCCATAGAACCCAAGACCAGGCATGAATTTAAAGTGTACAAAATACTGTTGTTTTTTCGCTATCGGAGCGCCTTCCATCCAGTTACGACGGACAGACAGAACTTCTCCAGAACCCTCATCAATAGTCACGATGTAGGGTAGGCCAATTCCAGTCGGCTCACCTTCAGGGTCGATATCCTCAAAACCCTCAAGATCTAGGTCCACATGCATTTCTAACAACGTAAATACGTCGTCAGAGTAATTGCGTGATGTGCCTTGAATGCTATCTACTTTTTCTCGAACAGGATCGTCGGAATCATCTTGCTCACTAAGCTCTACATCACGGTAAAAGCCAGAAACCTGCAACTTACGCACATGGTTTGCGTCCATCCTAAGAACATGAGTAACACGCGAAGCAGTGTTTAGATCCGAAGCAGAATACGGAACAACTAAGTCTTCAGCAGGAACAAACTTTGACACCGCTCGTTGCATGGCCTCGTCATAGTAAACCTTTTTGAAACAAGAGCCCGATAGCGGTAAATAAAATAGAAGTTGATCCATATCCGGATCGAACTCCTCCATGACTTCCATAATCTGGTAGTTCATGAAATCTTTTACACGAGAAGCCTGATCCTCGCGCTGCGGATCCTGTAGACCCAAAACTTGAGTCTTTACCGGACCGCCAGAAGGCAACAACTCTTTGTAAGCCTGGGCTTGAAACTGAGTAACACTTTCCGCGATTAGCGGGTGCGTGACGCCAGAAGCTCCTTCAAATGGTTGAGTGCGATCCTCATATTTAACACCAAGTTGATCCAAGCCTTTTGTATAAGACTCTTCCCACTCAGAACGAGAGTCCTGATCGTCTTCATAAGACGCTCTAAGCTCTGACGAAATCTCTCCAAGATATGTTTCATCCAAATACTCCGCTAAGTTTGCACCGTGATCTAAAGGCGCCTCGGCTTCCATTTGAGCCTCAAAAGCCGCCATTTCTTCAACAAGCATGCCGTCAGGAGTTTCTGTGACTTGGGCACCATTTTCAAAGGTCATCGGTTGAGGCACATCTACATTTATTTCAGGAAGGCCTTCTTGAGGACCGCCCTGCATATTGCCTGATGTTACAATTGGTGGCATCGCCATTAGTAATACTCCCGTTTAGGACGGTACGTTATTTCGTCATCTTCTAGCTCACTTTGCAAGGAAATAAACCCACCTTGCCTGAACCGCATTAATGCTAAGGTCATGCTATCACAAAAGTCATCGTGATCGCCATTGGGAAATGAAACCACCTCTTCAATGACCTCGTCGGCAAACTTTTTATCGCTCGGCGCCCAAACAACTCCCGCTTCAAACAACGGTGCAACCATATGCATACGAGTGATCTTATCATTTCCTTTGCCCGGTGAGAACCCCAACGCTGGAATGCCGCGAAGACGGAGCTCGTCGATAAGAGGTGTCCCCGTCGCTTTTGCTTCGACCAAAACCATGTCTGGCTCCCAATATTCATGCTCTTCGTACGCAACTTCCTTTAATTCAGGAAAATTCCATCTTCCTCGTCGCGCATCGAGCAAAACTACGTTGTCAGGGCCACCTTCTTCGGGCTCGAAGACCCCCCAAGTAGTAATCGCGGAGTAGTCAGCCGTTTCTTTCTTAGAAAAAGCCGTGTCATACGCTTGAAGAACGTATTTTACGGGTGGAATGTCCTCTTTTTCCCAAGGTTTCCACCATTCACGCTTAATTATAGCAGAATCAGACGCCGTTGGGGTCTGCTGCCACTGAGCATTCCATTTTTGTACCGGCAAAGACGCTTTAATCGACAAAAGTGCGTCTTTTTCCCAAAACTCAGGCCATAGAGGGTTGTCTGACGGTAAAATTGCAGGAAATTCTACAACTTCCCACTGATCAGCCATGATATCACCGCCCTGTGCAGCAATAAGTCGCCCTGTAAGGTCCTTTTTGCCCCACCGAGTCATAACAATTATGATTGCACCACCAGGTTGAAGACGTTGACGGGGGCCAGAGGTGTACCATTCATACGCATGGTCAAAAGCTGTCTCAGAAAGAGCGTCCTGCTCCGAGTGTGGGTCGTCAATTACAAACAAATCCGCACCACGACCCGTAACCGCAGCTCCAACACCAGCCGCAAAGTACTCGCCGCCCTTGTCAGTCTGCCATTTGCCGGCGCCCTTGTTGTCTTCTTTCAAATTTGTGTGGGGAAATATCTCTTTATACTGCGGGTCATCAATTAAATCTCGGACTTTTCGCCCAAAACGAACAGCGAGCTCGGTATTGTGAGTAGCCTGGATGATTTTTAACTTAGGGTTGCGACCCAAAAACCATGCCGGCATCAGAAAACTAGCAAACTCAGACTTAGAGTGACGTGGGGGCATGTTAATAATTAATCGTTTTAGCTTACCCTGAGCCACTTGCTCAAGTTTTTCAGCGATTATCCTATGGTGTCTACCCTCAATAAAGTTCTCGTAAACGTGGTGAGCAAAGGGCATGAAATAATCTTGCGCTTTGTCCCTTAATTCTAGTGTTTTCTTAGCCTCAGTTAAGGCTAAAATCTCTTTTAAGGCTTCTTCAGGTAAGGCTTGTAAATTCATACCAAATCTTCATCATTTAACAGGTACTCTGCAGGAAGTCTTGCGTCTCCAGTGCCTTGAAGCCTAGCAAGCTGGGCTAAAAGTTCAGGGTCGGCGTTAGGTAGGATGTAAGGATTACCATATCGCATGCCACCCTGCGCTGTTTCTGCTAAATAAGTGCTTGGCGTAGCAGAAGCAGGACCCGTTGGAGTTTTTATGACACCTGACTCTGGGAGATACGGTGTATACTGACCAACAGAGCGTGATTGATACCGTGGCGCAACCGTGGGACGAACACCTCCGAATCCAGCTATACCCGAAGTGTAACCAGCAGCGGTCTCACCTACTGGAGCAGGTCCAGAATCTGGGGTGTATGACGAAAGAGGAGTGTAAAACGTGTCCGCCCTCTTAAGAAAAGAAGGAACAGGTTCATTGGCATCAATTACAGAACCAACGGATATGTCCGTAACTGCGTCCGTGGCAGCATCTGTAACTGCGTCCGTGGCAGCATCTGTAACAACGTCCGTGGCAGCATCTGTAGCGGCTTCTGTAAACGGGTCGGCTACAGAAACGTTTACAGTACTGCCACTCAAAAGAGTGGTAGGATCAGTGTTAGTTTCCGCAGCAATTTCGTTTACCAAACCGGCAGTGCTTGTAATATCCGCAGTGTTACTCGCGTTTACATTTACAGAAACACCCGTGTTTGGATCTGTAACAACTGAATTTTCTCCACCAGAAACAATCTGAGACGTATCCCCAATCGTAACCGTAGTGTTACCATTCCCGTCAGTAATCGTTACCACCTCTACGGCTTCACCCTGACGATTTGTTACAGTTTCCACAGAAGTGCCGCCTAAGACCAATTGTTTTTTCTTGCTGCCGGTTCCACCAACTCCGCCGGCGAGAGCCCCACTTTCACCCTCTTGTGAAGTGTTGAAATCTGCAGCAGATACGGTTTCAGTCTTACCTGTGTTGTTGTCGATTAAAGTGTACTCATCATAACCGCCAGTGGCGTTCATTTCGTTGTTGCCAACAACAGAAATATCAGAGCCTTCTTTGTTCATCTCATTCAACAAAGACTCGCCGGCGCCTGTCGAATCAACGGAGAAGTAATCTTCATCAAGTCTAGGGGAAAGGTTGCCTTCTGAACCTGTATCGCTCTCAGAGGAAAGGTTGCTTACATAACTACCAACACCCGCAGCAGCACCAGAACCTGTACCGCCAACTACTTCGTAAATAGCCGCAGTAAGTACTTTATCCAAGTACTCCTTGTCATAATCCGCTGGATCAATGCCCTGGTCCTCTAACGCCTTGATAACAGCAGCATTTACACCAACCTGCTCCAGGCCTCCGGATATACCCTCCGCTGTAACAACACCCGAAGCAATCAACCCGCTTCGAATAGCCTTAGGCAACGCTTTCGCTAAAGGAGCAAAACCGCCAGCAGTTAACGCTGTGATCGTGTCAACAGCACCGCCAGCAATACCAGAAGTGTAAAACGCTTGCTTCTCGGCGCTAGAAACCATTTTGTTGTAGTCTTCTTCAGACATGTTATCAAAAGCGCCTTGAGCTTTTAACTCTTCCATCTCCTGTAAAACTTCGTCAGCAGAAGCTCTTCCAGCTTCAGCAACACCTTGTTGTAAGGTCAACGCACCACCAGCCACAGGACCAAGGAGCACTACCGAACCAACATCCATACCGAGACCAATTAGTTCTTGGGCCGCGACACTCGCCATCCATAAACCAGGGGTTATCTTCTCCCCAGCCATGTTATAACCCTCGTTGTCTGGATTAGGCATGCCAAGGCGAACCGTTTCTTTGTACGCATCACTCTGTTTATCAAATTGCTCTTTCGCCTTACCACTTAAATACTTAGCCGCAGGACCCAATATATCACTAGCAGCAGTAATCGTTGTTCCAGTGCGGTCTACGCCATCTAAGTCAGCTATGACCTTCTCACCAGTGTTAGGATCCGTGAACTCGTACTGATCGATATTGTACGAAGACAATATACTTAAAGCATCATCCGCCATCTGTCCTGTGCCTTTGGCGCGAAGAGATAACTCCTCCAGGAAACCGCCCACGGTGTCGTAACCAAGACCCGCCGCAATCTCACCAAGAGTCAGATCACTGCCACCTCTGATGGCATTAGCCGCGCTCTCAAAACTATTAGGAGCCTCCTGCAATGTACCATACTGCTCTTCCATCGCGTCAATGTCGTCCTGCTTTAAGCCGGGGACAGAAAGACCCTGCTCAAAGGCTAGAATCTCCGAAGCCGTAAACCCAGCCGCATCCAAGTCCGCCTCGGTATATCCACCCTGCATACTCGTAAGACTGTCCACATAACCTTGAAGATCCTCTAAACGCTCGGGCGTAATAGAAGGTGTTTTGTTTACAACTTCTTGAGCTGCACCAGAAGCTATAGCCAACTGCTCAGATGTCGGCATAATATTCCGTGGATCGTACTTATCTATCTCAGAGCCACCCGTGCCAGTATAGGCAACCTGTCCAGGAGTGGACGCGTAATCGTAACCAGGACGACTGCCTGTGCTGGAAGAAGAGATCGTAGGAGTGTAGCTCGAAGTCTCGCCTATCCCCATATCAATGTCAGCTTGCGCAGCTTCCTCTGCAGTGTCGTACTCATCGCCAAACGCATCGTAAGATTCCTCGGCTACAGTATAACCCGCATCTTTAAGAAGATCTAAATCTTGAGGCAAAATCATGTCGCCAGGTTTGTAGATATCCGATAGACCCAAAACTTCCGCCTGTTCTGGCGTCATGTCCGAAAACGGAGTAATTACTGCATCCGCTTCCTTAATAAAATCTTCCTGGGTTAAAGAAGAATATCCGCCAATTGGATCAGTCGTAGCAGGGGAAGACGCTGCCGGGGTCGTAGTGCCACCACCCACAATGCTAGAAGCAGTGGAACCACCGCTAATAATCTGGTCAATAGCCTTAGCGTTGTCGTCCGATAACGTAACCCCGCCACCGCTAGGAGTACTATACGTCGTAGTATTGTCCGTAGCTATGTCGTCATTCAAAAGCTCAGAAGCAGTAACCGTGGCCTCCGAACCTCCAACCCCAAGGTCGTCGTCCAAATTACGACCGCCAGACGTTGTCGTTGTCGCGGTTGTGGTATAATCTCTTGGAGCGAGGCCAACGTAATTGCCATTTGAGTTAACATAATATTTAAGCGGGTTGTCGGCGTATTTTCCATAATCTAAATATTTAACCTGAACAGTTTCACCATTATAGGTCTCAGTCTCCGGGGCGTTAGTCACAACATCCGTGGTCTCCGGGGCGTTAGTCACAACATCCGTGTAAGCCGTCAAAGACTCGTCCGTGTCACTCGTCGCAGCCTCAGTATAATCTTTACCACTGGAAGTGGTGCTATCATCAAAAGGGGTTTGTGAAACAGGATCCGCAACAACAACCGTGTCGTTGTAATCGTCCGTCGATGCAACAGGGTTCGTGTTCGAAACACCCGTATAATCCACATTTGTTGCAGCAACCTGGTCAAGACCACTCAAGTCACTCTCGCCAGCAGCCTCTAACTTATTCTGATAATCCGTCTTCTCAACCTCAACCTCGTTCTCCGGAACCAGGCCTATAAAGGTGCCAGCCTCGTCCGCATAGTACGACCGTCCGTTGGGCAATTCTACTTCCGTTAAATTAGAAGTGGAGGTTGAAGGAAGAACATCGTAGTTGCTAAAAAGATTGTCACCACTAAGTCTTTCCGCAACCTCCGTGGTGTACAAATTACCGTTATAAGTAAAGGTCTCGTTCCCCGCAGCGCGGTTCTCGGCAAACGCATCGTCAAACGTCGCAGCAGGCAACGTAGATTTATTCTGAGCCGTATACCCACCGCCGTCTTTCGCAATGTGTACAACAGGGTCGTTTTTACTATTTAAAACAGTACCCGTCTTTAACGTCGTACCAGTCTTAATAACCGTGGGCTCGGGAGCAGCACTCGGAGTAGTCGTCGTGGCACTGCTCCACCAATCAGAAAAACCCATTATCTCTTCCCTCTATACAAACTCTCAATACCACCAGGAGTAGAATACCCCAAACCCAAATGAAAATAAAGTGCACATAATTTTCCAGGCTAGGGAACCTAATGAACCTGCGCTTTCTTCGCCTTCCGCGTCCGCTTGTAACTCCGGTTCTTACTCGCAGATAACACCCCAAGATTTTTTGCAGAATTATCCCTCGGATTACCATTCCGATGAGTAACGTCCTTCCCATCACCCTTCTTAACGCGACCAGACTTCTCCATCGCACGACGAGCCGCGTTCCGCGATGCACGGTTCTTCTTCTGCTTAGGCTTGGAATGGTAATTGCGGTACTCGGCAGCATAATCACGGGCCATGGATGTTCTCCTTGTGTTCTCAAATGGTATTATACCCGAATGAATTTACAAAACCAACACTATAGGACGCAGGGCCGCCCGTACCCCTGTATATAGGGGGGTAAGGGGGTCGGCGCCCCCTGTAGATATCGATCGGTATCTGCTCCAGTAACCCCCAGGCTCGCACCCCTTTCCAAAACAGGTAGGCTATCCAGGTGTTAGGCCATAGGACCACGTGTCTACATACCCCGGGGGGTCTTACTGTTACCAAAAACTTTGGACCTCTAACCTTTTGCACCCCACTGCAATGGTCGGGCGTCCGGGCAGGCTACTCATGAACCAAGCCCCTTCAGGTCTTGGCCCTACGGGTGAGTATCCTTGACGCATACGGTCCTTCGGCCCGTGTCAGTCTTCGAACTGACAGTCGACCAACGGCTGGCGCCCGTTGGATCAGCGCTATCGGACAACCGGAAACCTAACACACACACACGACATCCGGACGACGACAGTCTTGCTCGCGTGAGTATAATTTCGAAAAAGAGCTTCCGTAAAGCCCTGCAATTTTTATAGTGCGTCTGGCATTGCGCTACCTCGCCGACGTCGAAACAATTTGTGATCAATCAATTGTATTGATCACAATTTGTGTCAACGCCTCCCGTTGTTTCGCACTATAAAAATGGCTACCCTGCGGGCTCCTCCTTCGTCGTCGGGGCGTTGACCTCAACCTTTTACGTCGGCGGACCAAGGCCACGCCTCCTTCTCATTACACCTTCCTCCGACAAGAAGGTCGCGACCGAACGTCGTGACTGAATGTCGTTAACTTCATCTTCATAGGAGGCCATTATGGTCGTAGACTTATTCCAGCAACTTCATGACGAGTACGTCGCAGCAACCGAGTCACAGTACCACGAGCTTTGGTACAGTACCGACGCCGCTAACGTACAATACGAGCCAGGCGCGGACGAGATCCCATTCTAAGCATTAACCACCAACTAAACACAGGAGGCCATCATGGCTAAATCAATAACCACATCAGCAGCACAAACACCAATCGATATCAGGTTCGATAACTTGTACGACCTCGAGCACGTAATCGACGCACTAACAGAACTGCTTCAAATCACAGAACACACTCAGTACAGCAGGTACGGGTTCTTGAGAGACGAGCTCATCGAGGCAAGACAAGATGCGCTCAAGGCAATGGAGACAAGCTGCAAGTACAGCTCAGATCGAGACAAGTACAAGGTGTCTACGGGTGACATCGTCAAAGAACGCAACAAAGGAGAAGCAGCATAATGATCAAATTGTCAGGGTTCTTCAACACTCCTGACACGTGGGAGGATCTAGAGAAATGGATCCTCCAGCACTCTCGAGATCAGCACGTGTCACTACTAACCTCAGCCCACATGGCTCGCAACTACACAATCAAACAAATTCAAGAGGACGAAAACAATGGATAATCTCACAAACCAACTCACCGACATCATCATCGCCATCATTCAGGACAAGGTGGACGAACGGATCGAGATGAAGCTCGCCGACATTCAGGAGGGCATCGACACCGCAGCATCCTTCGACATCGAGGACCATCGTTCCGACATACTCTCAATGGTCGAGGAGGACTTCGACATCGACGACAAGGTCGACCACGTCCTCAACATGAAGACCTTCACCGTCACTGTAGACTAACCAACCAGCGGGGGCTTCGGCTCCCGCACCACACATAGGAGAACTAACATGAAAAGCGGAATCATTTACAAGGGGCCTAGCCAACTCGACGGAAAGCCCATTGTGGTTATCGCCACATACTCTAACCGCAACACCAAGACAGGCGCCGTCGTTCAGACGTACATCCTGACCACGGAGAACCCTCTCGAAGCCAGCAAGACAGGCCGAGACTCAACCATATGCGGCAACTGCATCATGCGCGGCGACCCAACAGATGACCCCAA